GGGAATTTATCAGGTTTACCACCGTTTTTTAGTATAATTCTATTTAATGCTTTGTGATTTTCTTTAAGTATCTCTAGTGCATCATCCGTAAGCCTTACTTTTACTTCATCATTTAAATTTATTTTCATATTATCATTTTCCTCCTCAATTAGCTCAAAATATTTTTCAAATTCTTTCTCAGGAAATGCTTTTACAAAATCTTCGTATTTTGTAAGGTACTCACCTATAGATATTTGGATTTGCCTATCATATCTGGATGATATTATTTTGTAATAGGTTGTATCACCTAAATAGCACCATATATATGAAGGGGATACAAAATCTTTTAAATCCCTTATCATTCCTTCTCTTTGCTCAATATATAAAGCTTCTACAATAACACCAGTATCTTTATTTCTATATTTCATTTATTCTGCCCTCCGTATACTCAACAAAAACAACCGCTGTACTCTCGATACTTCCTATTAATTCATCACAATCCGAGAGTAATATATATCTATCTATCCTTCCAACTGCATCGCAATGAGGCAATATCTTTCGTATTATAGTAGTGTAGCCAATACACTGACCATATCTAAAGGTTTCTCCATTTACAATTTTTATACTTTTTATTGTCAATTTATTTATATCTATCTCATTAGAATATTCCATTTATTTGACCTCCTTCAGTTCTTCTAACTTATTATTTTCTATACCATCTATAAAACCATCTTTAAAAAGTTTGCCTATCTCGTTTCCCGCTTTACTTTCACTTACATACTCTAATCTATCTCTTACGGCATCAAAATCCTTTTTTAACTTTATAGCTTCATGTACTAATCCAAGGTATTCATCTATATTAATATACACACTTGAAGTAAATTCATCTTTAACTAAATTACGTTTAGGTTCCTTCATTTATTTGTCCTCTTTTTTAGCATAATCTATATCATCAGTTCCGCAGTTTGGGCATACTGCAAATTTAATTTTTCCTTCTGCTTTTACTTCAAATTCTTTTTTACATTCTTTACATATATATTTCACTAAATATCACTCCTTATTTGTTGTTTCCTCTGGTTTGTTCTTCTATAACAAATCCTTCTAATAATACAGCTAAACAGAAAAACAAAATAGAAGAATCTATTCTAGTAGTTATTGTCATATAAAATCCTGCGATTATTGAAATTATAACAAGTATTTTATCTATGTTTACAAGAGTTTTCATTTAATCATCTCCTTTAATTAAGCTGTATAATCTTTCAATATCTTCTGGTTTGTGTCCGTCCCATTTAGGAGCTTTTTCAAGTTCTTTTACTTTAAAGTTATTCCAGTATGACTTTTCATAATGATAGCTATAATCTCCGTCTGGTGTTGTTATGCCAACTATAAAATAATCATCATACATTGTCCCATCGGCGTGTTTCCAAGATTTCCAACTTTTATCTTTGTAAGTGTTACATATAATAGAAAACAAAATCATTCTATGGAAGTAAAGCTCATTAAACGAATGAGAACCATCATGTATTTGGCCTATTTCTATTACATCCCTATGGTTATCTACATAGTTTTGAACAAGTTCTTGATAGGTTATTATTTTAGAATCCTGTACTTTTTTACTAAAAATTGATGTGAATATTTCCTTGCCACATTTATTGCATTTAAAATATGCTCCTTTATCCATTCCACCCATCATCATACGTCCAGTTCCTTCTATTTCATCATAATTATGTTTGCAAAATAGTTTTAACATATTAATTCCATTTCCCTCCTTATTGATGTTTAGCAATTCTAACTAGTGGCTGTTTTGACGGTGCTGGTATTCTATTTGTCTTTGCTGGTGGTATATCTTTACTACTTTTTAGTGGCACTGTCAGTGGCACTCCATCACCTGCTTTTACATATGTCTCAATTTCTTCTTTAGTCTTGGCACATTCAGTGCATACACAAGACATTCCTCTAGTGTTGCTTTTTATCTGCCACATATCTTCATTTTTAAACTCATTACCACATATAAAGCACTTATGCCAGAATAGTCTAGGGTGTATTCTCTTAATTTTATAATTCTTAAATTCTCTTTTCATTTACTTGTTTTCCTTTTCTTTTATTTTTGCTTCTATAGCAAATCCTTCTACTATAGAAGCACCACACCAATATAAAATAGCACCATTTATATCTTTAATCATTGTTTCGCCCATCCCTAATAGCACTAAGGCAAGAACGCTTATCTTGCATATACAAGTAAAAATTTTCATCTGTTTATCATTCTTTTCCGGTATGTGTTGTAATCCTAACTTTGCAAGTGCTTTATCATCTAATTGTTTGATAGAACAGCCTTGTGCCATTACCAAAATTTTATTATCAGGAAATAATGCTTTTAGTTCTCCCATGTTTTCTTTGCATTTATCATTAGTAATAGTCACTAGTAATAAATCATCTTTGCTTAATTTTAATCTTTTTATTTCTGAAATTTCCAAAAACTCACCTTCTTTTTATTGTTCGTATTTTTACCATTTTAGTTATAAATTGTTTATATAGCCATATACAGTAAATACCACTTTTAGTTAAAATTTACGTATATTATTAAAGAGATTAAATATATTGTTCGTAAGTTTTAAACGATATGTAATTAATATTTAATGATATAAGCTATGGCAAATATTAATATAGGTAAATATGCAATATAATCTGTTATACATTCCCTTTTAGAAATACTATCTTTATTGAGTGTAGTTCCAGTAGCCATAATTCCCATTAATATAGCTGTCCACCATGCTAGAAATTTCACTCTCTTACCCCCAATCCAAATTCATTTGCTATTTCTATTAAGTCATTTCCTGTTATATTGGGGCAGAACTCCCCGAAATGTTGCATTGATATGTTAGCAAACCAGTCTTTTAACTCTTGTTTACTAATTCCGTTATGTATTTCACCTAAAAAAAGTCCCCTCGAAAGTTCCCCCCACACTGCTTGCTTTTCCTCTAGTGTGTATGGTATCTCGTCCATATTCCAATCTTTGCTAAAATCATTGCTCATATTACCACCTTATGTTTTTATCTGGAGTAAATAATTCAATTAAAAAACAGTTTCCTAAATCATGTACTGCCTTAATTGCCTTTTCTCTTTTTTGTTTTGCCAAATCAATAGCAAGTTCCATCTGTTCGTCCAAGCTGTAATAAGGTATAGCTTCAATTCTTCTCACTTTCCACCACC